TCATTCCGTCATGTGGTTTCGTTGACCTGCCTTTCTTCGTCCAGTCCTCATCTGGGGTGACCTCTGAAACTAAAGATAGAGCCGCCGTTTTAGTGCATCCTGCCGGAATCCTACCTAGAATCTCTAACTGCCACTCCCTCGGCTCCACTGGTAGGACGCGCCAACTTTTGATTTCGCAAGCTCCAAGCATTTTACCAAAGTTGATAGACATTGATCTCATGGCTTGGCTCGACCTAGCGTGTCTCAGCGGCTCTTCAATCAGGATAAAGGGTTCAGTATTAAGGTCTAGTATCCACTCCTTGAACGCGAACACATCAACTTCCCGCTTCCCTTTCCTCTTTAGAATAGGCATGGGACATTTATCAATAATCTTGCCGTGAGGCGATATGGCGCATATTCCTCCGTCGATGCCGTTGTCAATGCCAACAATCATGTGCAACACTCTAAAAAATCAGAAGAGTGTGTTTTACTAGGTCTAAAGAAATCATTAGCCGTAACTTCTCCGCCCTCCTGTAGTTCTTTTTTTCTCCGCTCAATTTCTCTGTTCAGATACCACTGGGCTTTCTCCAAGTCTTGAATGGTCGCCTCTTTATGTTCCGCTCTTAGAATGTATTTAACGGCGTTCCCCAAACAGAAGTTCATGTGTTCGGTGATCTCTATGACTTCGATCCCAGAAGGGTGTTCTTTATAGTGTGTGGGGCGTTCCATATTAGTCTTCCACTTCTACGTCTATGATTTTACGATTCTTGATTTTTACAGCTTCACCTTTACTGGCCTTGGAGTTGTTAAGGATTGAGATTTCAATGTGCTTCGTCCCTTTATTATTCTCTTTCGCGTTAATTCCGAACGACTCAAAGAGGAGTTTATGATACGTCTCCAAGTCTTTTACGTTTCGGATAGGTGGGAGTTTACCTACTACGTCTCTCAAGTGTTGGAGGTAGGCATTCCCCAAGAACGACCTAATCTTTTCCTGTTCGGTTAGACTTTTAGAGTCATCCATATTGCGGAGTATGACCTCCGCCTCCTCCTTGTGCGCCTCTAATTTGTCGGCACTGTTGATGAACTCTGGGTCGAGAATTTTTTTAGTCTGCTCTTGAAGCTCTGAACTGACGGGGTCATCGTCTTCAACTAGGTCGATGGGGTTGTTGTTCACCTCTTCTTTCGAGGGGACGTTCATCTCTTTGAACCACGCATACAGAGTCGAGCTTGATATGCCTAGCTCTTTGGCAATTGAAGCCCTCCCCCACCCAGCCGAATCTAATTCAATCGCACGGGCTATCTTTGCTTTCTTTTGGCGATCTCTTTCTTTTCTCGTAGCCATTGAAACATTCTGCCTCAACTATCTTTGAGTGCAAGTAGAAAGGCTACGTGCTACTGTGTAACCATGCCTGTTAATAAACTAGAGCCTAGAGTCACCAACGCTGGCGATAAAATGATGGTGGGGGGTTTGAAGATCCCCGTGACCAGCACCCTTACCGCACTTCTTTACGGCTTTGCGAACCATAAAAAACCGGAAGCAAAGGAGTATTACTTTTGGCGAATCGCAGATGTTCTATGGAATAACGAAGACCTGCCTGAGCCTCTCTTGGAACGTCACCCGTGGGCAGACCTCATGATTAAAGAGGCAATAGCCAACAAGTATCTCGCAGTGGGAGGTTCGGCAAGTTCCGGTAAATCACATACTATGGCCGCTTGGGGGATTGTGAACTGGCTATCACGCCCCAGTGAAACCTTAGTCCTGATGACATCGACCACGCTTAGGGAGGCGCGAAAAAGGATTTGGGGTTCAGTCATCTCGTTACTGTCAGTGATCGAGGGAATGCCAGGTAAGATCAGGGACTCCATCGGTAACATCGCTTACATAAATGAAAAAGGCACTTTGATCGAAAAGGCTGGTCTTTCACTGATCGCCGCAGAGAAGTCCAAGACAAGGGAAGCTGTTGGCAAATTCATCGGGATCAAGTCAAAAAAAATTATCCTTATTGGCGACGAATTATCCGAATTAAGTGAAGCCATCCTCAACGCTGGTCTTTCTAACCTGTCGAAGAACCCAGAACTTCAGATCATCGGCATGAGTAACCCGTCATCGAGGTTTGATGCGTTCGGAGTCTGGTCTGAGCCATTATTAGGGTGGGAGTCTATGGACATACTCCACGCAGACGAGTGGAAAACAAAATGGGGCGGCAAGTATATCCGCCTAGACGGAGAGAGAAGCCCCAACATCCTTGCGGGAGAGACAAAGTATATCTATCTCCCGACAGAAGAGAAACTTGATGAGGACAGAAAACTGCTTGGTGAAGAGTCGAGGGCATATATGCGAATGGTCCGCGCCGTGTTCTTCGATAGCGACGAGAACGAGGGCATATACCTGGAGTCGGAAATATCTCAGAGCGGAGCCATGAATCCTGCATCGTGGGTGGGGACTCCGGTTAAGGTCGCAGGGCTAGACCCCGCCTTCACCAACGGAGGCGACCGAACGATTTTGTTTACGGGTCTGGTTGGATACTCTACCACGGGTCAGTTTGTTTTCGAGTTCGGTAAACTGTTTCAATTAACGGATGACTCATCAAACAAGGCAGTGCCGCGAACCTACCAGATTGTCACTCAGGTCATGAACATCTGTAAGAAAGAGGGGGTGTCCCCAGATAACTTGGCAGTGGACTCCACAGGAGCGGGTGCGCCGTTCTGTGATGTCCTCTCTGGCGAGTGGTCCCCCCAAATCCTGCGTGTCTCCTTTGGGGGAAAGCCTTCGGACAAACGGGTGTCCTCAAACAGTAGGCTCACTGGCATTGACCTCTACACCAATCGGGTATCGGAACTCTGGTTCGTGGGCAAGGAACTGATGCGGACGGGTCAGATCTCAGGAATCGGGAATGAGTTGGCCGCAGAGATCGTAGCTCGAAACTACGAGATGGTGAAGTCAGGGTCGCTCAAGATCAAGATTGAGTCTAAGCCCGACTTCAAAACTAGGTTCGGGAGGTCACCGGATATTGCTGATGCCGCCTTCCTCGCCCTCGACTGCGCTAGGCAGAGGCACGGGTTGGTAGCTATGGACCCACCGAAGGAGGGTTCTCCGTTCACCATGCGACCTCAGAGAACGATAAAGGCTATGTCTCAGTCACTGGTTAACAACGACTCAATGTTGTTGAAGGACTAAAGTATACTAAATTAGTAGAGAATCAGGTGTTCACAACCAATCGGCAAAATTGTTAACACCTGGAATCCCGATTCCTGAGCAGTGTCGAGCGGGGTTCCGACCACAGGAATCAGGGTGGAGGATACGGGTTCCTATACAAACCATAACAGGAAGTAATTACTTGCCCTAAAAACGTGTGATCTGTTGTTTCATATCTTTAAAAAAAGTCTCCCGTGAGAGAGGTTGTGTTTATCTGAGTCAGAAAAACACAAATGAAATCTTAAAGACTTTTATATAGTATAATAAGAAGCGCATTAAAACACACGCTATGTTGTCGTGTTAGGTAATATAGTGGGGGCGACTACCCCTTGCGTTTATTAGGAAATAGATTATTTTTAGTGGTGTCGCAGAAATTTAAAAGACTCCCCTCTGGGCGTATCCAATATAAAGGTGAATCCTTCCCAGGCTTCAACAAGCCGAAACGCGCCCCGAAAGACTCAAAAAAGAAGTTTGTAGTCCTCGCCAAGCAGGGAGACACGATAAAAAAAATTAGCTACGGACACAGAGACTATCAAGATTTTCGACAACATAAAGATCCAAAGCGTAGAAAAAACTTTCGCGCTCGACACAACTGCAAAACCGCAAAAGACAAGACTACGGCCCGGTACTGGGCTTGTAAACACCTCTGGTAGATGATATGAAAAAAGGCAAAAAAGGTAGGCGTAACCAAGGGGGAATGAACACGGACACACCCCCCCGCCCTGCAACTATGAAGTCCCCAACTACGAATCCTAACTCTAAGGCGGGGGCTGGTTACGGCAAGCCTCTTGGCGAAAATAGGGGGAATACAGCGAACCCCAATGCTTCAGCAGGTGCTGGCTATGGTCGTGCAGTCGGGTCTGAGCGTCCTAGTATGCTGGGGAGTAAGCCCACTCCTAGCCCTAGCCCTAGCCCTGCGGGGGTTCGTCCAGATAGAGGGAAGCCCAAGATTGTTGAAGTAGTGTCTGTTCCCTCAACTATGAATTCCCCAACTACCAACCCCAGGGCTTCTGCGGGTGCTGGTTACGGGCGAAAAGTTGGAACAGAACGCCCTAGTATCCTAGGCACAAAAAAGGATGTTTTGAATAGTGTTAAAAAGAAAAAACCAAAGCAACGCTAGTTTTTATTACAAATTTGTTATGAGTAAGCGCAGAAAAAAATCTCCATTTGGTAATAAAAAGGGTAAAAATATTTACCAAAATAACCCAAGACCTAAAGAGAAGGATTCTTCTGGAGATCGAAAGGGTGTAATACAGTCTGTAAAGGATGCGCTAGACGGAAGAAAATCAGAAGCCTCTAAGACCCCTGCGGCTACGCCTGACGCTAAACCTACTGCTACCCCTGCGCCTTCGCCTACTGCTACACCTGCGGCTAAACCTGCTTCCCCTAGTGGTGGGCTGGCAAAAGAGGGAACCGCTCAAGGAATGATGCAAGAAATGGGGTTTAATAAATCTACTCCTATCCCGTCGGCGGACTCAAGTGGCCGAGGTTCCATTAATGGTATGCCAACAGCCCAAGCACTCAGCGAAGTAAAAAGCCGAGTTGATGGAATACTAGGGGCCGCTGACAAGGCTCCCGCTGATAAGACCCCCGCTGACAAGACTCCTCCTCCTACACCCACGCCATATACACCGCCCAAAGATGAGGATGAGTTAAAGGCTAGACAAGGGGCTTTTAATAACCTTATGGACGCAACTTCCTATGAAGTAGACGAGTATGATCTCAGATCAAGGCAAGATAGAATTCAAGAGGCAAGACAACGATCAATAGATGCGGGAGTCCCAGAGGAAAGAGTAGATGCTGTTATTAATAGAAACAACCTTGCGCCTTCTAAAAAGCCCGGACCCAGCGAACCAAGGGTAGAAGCTGCCGCTAAAATGGACAAAGCCCTAGCAATGCCCAAGGGTCCAGAAAGACAAGCGGCTTTCAAAGAGGCTCGGGAATTAGCTAGTGATGACGGAGTTTCAGAAGAACGTATTGACGCTTATATTAATAGTCGAGACACCCCTGAGTTTAGAAAAGCTCAACAGTTGAAACAGGTCAGAGAAGCAGGACGTAGGGCAGCAGAAGCCGGAAAGCCAAAGGATAGATTCGCGCAATTTGTAGAAGGATACATAAAAGAAAACTATGGAAGAGAACCTTCCGATAAAGAAAAAGCCGATTGGTATGCCACGGAAGCGGCAAATTTACGAGAGCAAAGTTTTGGAGGTATGGACGGAACTGGAGGTCTAGCTGAAAACTACCAGTTGCAAGCGGATAAGTATTCGGGTTTAGATGTAGGAGCCTTTTCTGCACTTGGTAGTTCCAAGAAAATCGCGCCCGACTCAAGAATTATAGACAGGTATGCTCAAAAGGTAGCCGATGGTCGTATGACAGCAGAATCAGCGAGAAGGGAGTTTGGACAAGATATGCTCGATAAGCTGCGTTACGATGATCCTAGACTATTTGCTAGGAATGAAGCAGAATATCAAGCAGCGGTCGCTGAAGCAAAGAGGACAGGATCGCCTATCCCAGAGCGTTATATGCCTGGTGCAGACATTGACTTTGAAGCCTTAGCAAAACAAATCCCAAATAAAAAGGGCGGCAGTGGGCGCAATATTTATTCTTATGCTGGGTATGGCGGAGATTTCTATTAAAAAAATTAATTTATTATGGCAGACGATTTTTATAATCAGAATATTGGCCCCTTGAAAGGCAGTTACTTCGGCCCTGGAGTCGGCTCCTTTGAAAGCCGACAGAGGTCTTCTGACTATTTTTCTAAGTCTATAGATCCGGTAAGAGAATCAATTAAGAAGACTGAGGAAAGGAAAAGGGAAGCCGAGAGGCAGAGGCAAATTATCGAAGCAGAAAATGAGCGGCTGCGGAAGGCGGCAGCGGATGCAAGGACAGAAGAAGAATATCAAAAAAGAACGGATGAGTTTATTAATAAGCTGACAATAGCCCAACAGATAGAAGACCCAGTAGAAAGACAATCTTCTATAAATGAGTTGGAGTCTAGTTTGTCTCTTCCAGATCGCTTAGATCCAAAATTCCAAGCACCTATCACTTTGCTTAAAAAAGATATTGATGAAGTTAAAAAACAAACTAAGGCGCAGCAAGAAGCTCAAGATTCTGAATTTGAGGCGAGTGCTAAACTAGCAATTAGTCAGGGTAGGTTAAAACAAGCCAGAGAGTTGGCTAATAAAATTTCAAACTCAGTGACTAGAGACGCGGTGTTATCGACCGCAGCAGGAAAGAAACCAAGCCCAGTGCCGGGTCTTGAAAAAAACTTTAACGATATTACAAGCAAGGCGGACACTACTTTGTCGGCACTTTCTAAAATTACGCCTAGATCAGTCGCTCCAGAACCCGTTGATACACCAGGTTCCACTACTGTAAGTCGTGAATTAAAAGAAGCAATGGAAGCCGCCGAAAAAGAGGCAAAGGAGAAAAATCTATCACCAGAAAAAATAAAGGAAGAAGTCGAAAAAGTGAAAGCGGATTATACTAAAATGGACCCAGATATAGCTGGTGTAGAAAAATCCACAGGCAGCTCGAACAAACAAATATATCTAGAAGCCGAGAACTCTTACCGATTATTGTTTGGGGACGAAGAAACGAATAAGTTGTTTAATGATAACCCAGACAACATGACCTCAGACCAAATCAGAGACTTGCTTGTTACTGTTACTAAAGACCTAGCAAGAATTAAATCACAGTCTGTATTAAACAAAAAATTCTTTAAACAGTTTGTTCCTGGGGAGGGCGTATTACCTCTCCCAAAGAAGCCTAAAAAGCCAAAATCCAAAGACTCTAAAAGCAATACCAAAGACCCCGAAAGTGATACCGAAGCTGAAACTTTTGGTGGTCCAGGATTTGTTGGGCAATAAACAATTTTTCAGTTAACTGCCATTGCGGAAAGAGGCAGCGTAGTGTAGTATTAACGGATACTACTTACATACGTTGTCATGGCAGACACCAATTTCCCCTCCCCCACGCCTGAGCCGTCTAATGACGAGCTAGAAAATGAAGGTCTTACTGGCTCTTTACCAGAAGACTCCGAACTAGAACCCACGGAGAAGACCGATCTTCAAGAGGAAGAGGAGAAAAAGCCTGAGAAGTTCCCTGCTCCTACTGCTGTTGAGCCTATCCCTAGTTTTTTAGCGTGGCAGGTAAATATTAAGTCCGCGCTTGGTCCTATCATAACAGAGGGACTTAACGACACTGAGAGGAAAGTCGTTGAAGAACATTCGGACAGACTAAGATATACAATCTTTGATAGACTTGAAAAGCTGGAACGCGGGGAATACCAAGGAGCAACTACTGAGAACGAGTATCGAGACGCATATAATCAGTTTGCCAATAACTTTCGGTTTGAAGTCCCAGAAGGAGTAGAGTTTTCTGAAGAAAAAGTCCAAGCCGCAATTCAAGCCGCTACGCTTGAACCAAAATCAGAGGCTACCAGCAACAGGCTGAGTATTATTGGGAATTTAGATGATAGGACTATTAAATCCATTGCCCAACGGGGGGCCGCGAGCTTTAATCAGGACGACCCACAAATTACTAGGGCCACTGCTAATGCTTTAAATAAATACACTCCCGTTAATGAAGACCAAGAACAAGTCCTACAGAAAGGGGTGGATGCTTTATTGTCTGGAGCATCAGAAAAAGATATCAATCTAGCTGCTGTTAGGTCTGACTTAATTCCGTTTGCATCTGAGCCATATTTCGAGGGAGGTAAAGAAGTTGGAGAAATCGTATCCGTTTCTCCTGTCGCATTGAAAGAGTTTGATAATCCTTCAAAAGCAGTAAAGTTTTCCATAGAGAACGGACATATTAGACCCGACCAAGCACTGCAAGCTTACACACTTGCTACAGAAAAAGAAGAAGGGGGGTTGGGCCTTACCCTGGCTGAACGGACTC